AGGGACATTCGCATCTCCTGATACAGTATGCGTGGTGCCAACTGACCCTGTAGCTACTACTGCGCTGGCTGAAATGTTACCAACACCAGTAACAGTTACGCTTCCAACACTGCCTGTAGCCGCTAAACCTGTCGCTGTTGTATTCGCGGCACCTGTCGTTGTTACAGACCCAACACTTGCTGTCGCTGAAACCCCTGTAACGGGCTGCGTTACACCGCTAGTAGTTGTTACACTGCCAACAGAAACAGTACCCGCTACACCTGTAACGGATACGCCTACAGATAGGCTATTCCAAGAGCCAGAACTCCAACCGCCACGGCCCCAGCCAGAAAAAGGTAGTGGCATGGGTTATACCCTCAATTAGGCAATGCGGATAATAGCGTTACTCGCGTCTGCGGTTGGCATCACTACTGTAAAGTCACCCGCACTTGCGGCCTTGTCAGAACCGAAATCAAGCACACATACCGTTGGATCACCTGAAGCGGCTTCATTGTAAATCAACGCTCCGCGAACAGCAGAAATAGTTACGTTGCTAAATACAACATTGTTCATATCTACAAGAGCTGTTGTACCAGACGCAACAGGAGTAACTGTAGTTACAGCATTACCTTTAGCAGTGTAGTTTGTACCACTAACCTCGTTGCCAGAAGTGTACGCAGTGGTAGCCGCATTAAAACTTGCGCTGTTGGTATACATCGCCAACTTAAAGACGTTAGACGCTGCGGTAAAATTGTGAACACCCTTCAAAACTTCTACTTTAAAAGAGGTACACATAAAGTTTCCTGAGAAAGCCATTTACATTTTCCTTATATATTCGGCTAGTTTTTTATGACCAGCATCACTGATTGCATTATATACAGTAGTTCTATCGCTCTGGATAGCCTGTTTCATGTAGACTGCAATTACAGCCTTCATACGTTCCTTGTGAGCTAAGGCTTGATCTTTTATTGCTGGTGGCGCATCATTTGATACGATCATTAACCTGTCAACGCATAGCTCCGCGACTTCTTCTGGAGTAAATCCTCGGTTATTAGTAGTTCGGACTCCGACGCTACCAACAGACATTTCAAACGGCATATTCATCTAAAGTTCCCATCCCTGTAACTATCGCCTTTGCTGGCGGCATCAATAACGGACAACTGTTGTAGAGCAGATTCATATCGCTCTCTGTATGACTGCATAATATCAGGATCGCCCTTCATAAACGTGTACGCCTCTACCAAGGAACCATAAAGAAGTACAGTATCGGCGTTCTCACCAAGCCAAGACGTGCTTGTATTAACAATAGACTTAGGCTCAAAGTAGTAATGTAGCTCTACGGTATATGTAGCATTAGGCGTTGGACCTATAATAAAGTGTCCGTCTGTAGCCGCTGTTATAGCGTCACCATCAAACTGTCCATAATACTTCGGAACGCCTTGAGTAGCAGCTACAGGGTACGCTTCCCGCATAAAGTTAACGTCTTTCTCTAGCAAATACGTGTATGCTGCTGTGACAGGATCAACGATTGCTAGAGAAAATACGGCCAGAAAGTCATCGGGCCGCTGTAAGTATTGCGTACCTTGATTTAGAGTACCCGTACTATTGGACCTAACTTCAGGTATGGTAACAGTACGAAATATACGTTGCTCCGCTTGCTGAACAAACGTAGGGATCATAGAGACGAATGTTGCCTCTGTGTTCTCTGTATAGTCCTTTATTGCTTGCGTAAGCTCAGTATAATTCATCTAGTTTACCCCATTGGTCCTCTTGCCATTCTGCCGCTTCGCTGTGCGCCAGTACCGCGTACTAGAGTACCACCTTTACCCATCTTCTTTGTCATCTTGCCACCACTCATCTTTTTAGTGACAGAACCACCAACCTTCATCTTCATAGGTGGGCGTCCACGTTTACTTCCGTATGTTCCGGGTCCACTTGGCATAATCTTATCCTATCTCTACAGTTACAGTTCCAACTTGGCCTTCTAAGTAGATAAGTGAATTACCTACGGGGTTCCAACCCCAAAGTCCCCGCCCCGGCTCATAATCCGGTCTGGGGTTAAGTAACGATTGCGGGTCAACAACCCGAATACGCCCCAAGAAGTTCTGTGGTTGATCTGGGTCAACTACATCTCTACCAACACGAAAACCAGTGCGGTGTCCATCTTGGAACTCCCACACAAGCTCATTTAAAGGGTAACGAGCGCCCGTCCGGTCACATATACCATATGCGTGTTTACCAGAGGCGTAACTCATCGCATCCCTCCATGAAAGGTTTGAAACGGTACAAACATAGAAGATGCACGATCTTGGTCTTCATATGCTGCCAGCTTAAACTGATACTCATACTCTTCTCTAAGAGGCACCGCTCTAGCTGCAGCTTCGGGTTTCTTCATGGCTACATGAAACGCTAACCCTGATACAAGTGCAGGTACAAACCGTGGAGGTATATTGCTTGTCTCTCCTCCAACACCTGATGCAAGACCATCAATACCCTTGAGGCGAAAGTACAGTAGCTGATACGCCTGTGTACTGTCCGGTGTAGGCCACACTGTAAATTTTACTTCAGTAGGGAGCCGCTGCACATATATTTGTGTAGGCCGTCCTATGGTGTTCTTGTTAGTCTGTTGTGCATATGTAGACACGCTAACGCGCTGCAGGGCTGTGTCTACCTGATTTGTACCCGTACCAGTACGTAGCTGATGCTCAATAAGATCAATCGTGTCCACAGGCATAACATGAGTAGCCTGACCCGCGACCAGATCAACAGTGCCAGAGTCAATGGTAAACAGGTTAAGACCCCTGTTCTGCCACTCTAAGGTTAAAATGTTAAGACTACGACGAATAGTACGTAGGTCATACCCAGACTGCATCTGCAAGCCAGCCCGTTCAAAGGCTTCCTCAAACAACTCAGGTAGGTCAGGTACGACTGTAGTCATTATTTAGTCCTCTTCTTACCACTAGCAGTAGTAGACCATTTTACACGCTTAGGCCCAGTTTTTTTCGTGGCCTCGGACTTAGTTATCTTAGACGCCACTTTCTTAGGGCGACAGGCAGGATAAGGGCGTTTAGACTTACCTTTAGCGGTTTTACGTCCGCAGGCTTTGCCTGTCTTAACATCGGTCCATTCTTCACCGAACCACTTGCCAAGACCGCCTTTACCCTTTTTTGGTGCTTTTGCCACTTTTAGCTACCTTATTGTTGCCACCCGACCAACCGCCGCCCTTGGACTTATACCATTTGGAAGCCCAAGCATTTGCATAAGCGGAAGGATAAACCTTAAACTTACTTTTAGCAGCGGACTTAGCTTTTGACCACAGAGCTGCATTTGAAGGTTTTGCTTTAGACATATCGCCCCTTAGTCTTACCTCGCGTAGCGCAACCATCTATTTTGCCACCGCTACGCATTTTAAGTATGCCGCCTTTAGCACCTTTAAAAACACCTGCTTTTATCTGTTTTTGTATCTCTATTTCTTCTAAACGAATACGTTCTTTTTCAGCGGCAGCGGCTTCTGCAGCTAAACGCTTTTGTTCCGCTTCGTTCTTACGGCGTTCTTGCGCCGTGTGTGTATCACGTTTAGCCATAATTTATCCTAACACTTCCAACGTTTTCTAGCCTGTCGTAGACGGCTATTCGGGTCTTTTGCTGCTTTGGGGAATTGTTTCATCTGCCCAGCAGAACGAGCGCAGAACGACTTACGTCGATTGGCATCTTTACTGCCTTTTTTGACCTTACCCGTAACAGCGGTTTTTAACTTCGATCCGGGGTTTTTACGTCTATACGCAGCAACACCCGCCTTTGTCATCCCCGCCCCAGACTTAGTGGAGCGGAAATTCTTTTTGTTACGCTTCGGCATCTCACCCTTTGAAGCCATGACGATTTACTCTATAAGCAGGGTCATTACATTGCCAGTGCCTGTAAAGGCAGAGACAAAACAACCATTGTCAGCAAGTATACCGTCATTAGGGATATATACATCATTCCAACCTACAGGCAGAGTTAGCTGAAGTATAATCTCGCCCGTAGCACTACCACTACGAATGGTAAAAGCCGCAGCCGCAGCAGCGTTAACTAGAACGCCCTGCAACCTACCGCGTGATGGGCCTACAAGAGCAGCAGTATCGCTTGCCGCAAAGTTGTAAGCTCGGACCTCTTGACCAGCCATTTAACTACTCCTTATGGAAGGATTGCTGTGTTAAACGCTTGTGCGTACATTACTGTAATGCGAACAGAACCTGCGTTAGTACCAGCAGAAGATGTTACGGTTAGACGCTTGTCTGAAGTTCCAATGTTGCCCCACTCCAAGGTTCCACCGCCGC